ATGTACGGCATATATTATGAAATTAGTGGATACGAAAATATACAGCAATACAAGGATATACAGATGACTGAATCATTCTCATCTCTCAAGCGGAGTTCCCGCAACAATCTAGAAAAACTCATGTCAGAGACCAACAAGATTGCCAAAGGCAATGTTGAAAAAGGTGGTGCTGATGACCGTTTTTGGAAACCAGAAGTAGACAAAGCAGGTAACGGTTATGCCGTTATTCGTTTCCTCCCTGCCCCATCAGGCGAAGATATCCCTTGGGTTCGTGTGTTCGATCACGGTTTCCAAGGTGTTGGTGGTTGGTACATCGAGAACTCTCTCACCACACTCAATAAGAAAGACCCCGTGTCTGAGTACAACTCTAAGTTGTGGAACTCAGGTATTGAGGCAAACAAAGAACAAGCACGGAAGCAAAAGCGACGACTCAAGTACATTGCAAACATCTATGTCGTCAAAGACCCTGCTAATCCACAGAACGAAGGTAAAGTATTCCTTTATCAGTTCGGTAAGAAAATCTTTGACAAGATCAACGATTTGATGAATCCTCAGTTTGAAGACGAGGACCCAATCAACCCATTCGACTTTTGGGAAGGTGCGAACTTTAAGTTGAAGATTCGTAATGTCGAAGGTTATCGTAACTACGATAAGTCAGAGTTTGAAACTTCATCCACATTGGGTGAGTTTGAAGACGAAGAACTGGAAACAGTTTGGAAGCAACAGCATTCTCTTGCGGAGTTTACTGCACCAGAGAACTTCAAGTCATATGAAGAACTTGAAGCAAAACTAAACAAGGTGCTTGGTTTAGATGGTGCTAAACCTGTACCGAAGGGTCGTGCTGCTGACGAAGAAGAACTCGATGAAGTTCAGAACTTCCGTCCAAGTGCGAGTGCAAGTGTCGGTAAAACCGCATCTGTGCCTAAAGCAGATGAGATTCCTTGGGATACCGACAGTGAAGATGATAGTCTTTCGTTCTTTGAGAACCTAGCAAAAGAAGACTAATCTTGACTTTGGGGTGGTGCAATGCCACCCCTTTTTAGAACGATCTGTCGTAACTTTCGTATAAGTCACCAGTTGTTTTAAGAGGACCACTTTGATAAGTGTTCTGAGATGTGTTCTGTACGTTAGTTGTTGGTGCAACTACATTGGTCGAAGGACCTCTATCTCGTCCTTGTCTGGAACCTCTTGCTATATCAGCACCAACTTGTTCTCTCCCCGTGTCTTGGATTTCTAGTCCATCAGAACCACCTCGTCCAGATCGACTCGTTGCTATTCGTGCGATATAATATAATCCATTTTCTTGCCTTCCAATTTTATACGCACCACCTTGATTCCTTTGAATCAATCCTGCAACAATACTATCTGCTTTTTCTTTACTTTCAATATTAAAGAAGTCTGCATCTTCTTCATTGACCTGATCACTCATTTCAGCCAATCTTTCTTTTCTACGATTTGCTTCTTCTCTTCTAGAACTTATTGGTCGATCTGATAGAGATTTAACTTTTTCAACTCCCTCGACTTCAACACCCAATTCTTCTAACGATTTTGCAGTGTCTTCAAATTCTTTACGCAAAGCAGCAACGTTTCTTTCTCTATTAGTGATTCTCCTACCCGTTTTACCTTCTGCAAAAGCATCTTCTAAATCTTGTTGGGCAAGTTCTAATTCTTGACGTTGTTTTTCTAGTTCGACTTTAAGAGCGTCTGCACGAACTCCATCCGCATTTGGTTCTCCCTCAGTATCACTACCAAAACCAAAAAGTCTAGAAAAGAATCCTTCATTTTTATCATCGAGTGCATCCGTTGCTTTTTCAAATGCTTCATCAGCTTCATAAAACTTCTTTTCGGTTTTATTGAGTGATTGCCTTAGTGTCTCTGGAACTGCAACTCCTGCTTCCTCAAGTTTTTCAACTTGAAGAGCAAGTTCATTATACTTGTCTCCGATAGAGTCACGGACATCTTTTAATTTTTGCACACCAACAAGATTCAGTTCATCTTCAGCAAGTTGTGTTAATTGATTTTGAACTTCTGCTTCTTGTAGGGCAAACTCTTCTCGTGTAATCATACCCTTGTTAAGTGAATCTCGTAGAACACTTAATTGATTATTCAATGCAGTCTGCTTACCTTCTACATCTGCTCGTATTTCTTCAAACTTTGCTTCAGTGTTTGGATCAATTAATCCACCAACAAAACTACCAACGATGTTACCAACAGATGCACCAATACCAATACCGATTGGTCCACCGACTACACCGATCGCACCACCGATGATACCACCAAGAGTTCCACCAATATCTTCACCTTGGACTTTAGTCTTGATGTCATCATCCAGACCATCCATCGCAAGATCGATACCATCTTTTGCAGTTAGAACTAAACCAGTTGCAATTGCTGCAATCGGTCCTGCTGCTGCAGCAGCAGCAGATGCCGAAGTTCCTAACCCCGCAAAGATTGATCCACCAGTTGCAGCTAAACCACCAAGTGCGCCACCCGCACCGATACCTAGTGCTCCAAGTGCTTTGTCTTTGAGCATACTGAATAGACCACCACTTTCTTCAGCAGACTCTTCAGTTGTATCTCCAACTTTTTCTAGTGCTTTAGTTTGTTCGTCTTGTTTTCTTGCAAGTTCTGCATCTCGTTCTGCTTGCTGTATGCTATCTAACTCTGCTCGTTGTGCATCATCTCTAACAAGTTCATTTTGTTCAGAAAGCAAGTTACGAGTTGCAATCATTGCATCAAGCATACTTAGATTTGTCTCTTCAAGATTATATTCTTGAAGTAACTTTTCATTCTCTAATTTTAGATTCTCTTGTGCTTGTTCGTCACGTTTTCTTTGGATTTCATCTAAAATTAATTGTCTGTTTTCTTCATTATCTTGAATCCCACGTTGACGTATAATCAAATCAGCAACTTCTTGCTGTCTACGTTTTTCTTGTTGTGCCGCTGCTTTTCTTTCTCTTTCTGCCGCAGTAGATTCTCTGATCTTTTCGGTAATAAAAGCAGCACCTAAACCTAAAATTGGACTATTGGCAAATGTTCCAGCAATCGCACCAAACCCAAGAGGGACTGCTTTACTGACTGTCTCTTGAATTGTCTGCACAATAGATGCTTGCTCAATACGTCTTTGACGTTCAGCAAGTTCTGTATCTACTTGTTGTGCTGTAAGTCCGACTGATGGAACTGCCATATTTTACTGCTCTTTCTTTTTCTTATTGCTAATTGCATCTGCGGCAAAGAAACTGGATACCAAGACAGCAATTGAGGCAAAGTAAGTGGGTGCGATGTCAGCAATCAAGTTTGCTGCTGTGTTCAATCCAAATGCCGATGTGAGAAATATTGCCAATGGATATAATAGGAGACCAAATAATGCGAACCATGCCATGCTGCGTATAGCATCTCGTTGTTTGTCTTGATCTTCAAGTTCTCTACGTTTGAATTCAAGATACATTACACGTTCTTCTTCTGTAACAACACCGTCACCGTTTGTGTCTGCGGGATGGAATCCTTTTGTTTCTTCTGCCATTAATTACCTCTGTTGTAATTGTCTACGCTCTTCTTCTTGTTGCAAGTGTTCTTGTAGCATACCAACATAAACTAATTTTTCCCAAGGCATCATGTTTTCAATTTCGGTCAACGAGTATTTGTGATACTGCATCATTGCAAAATTGACCTGAATCATTCCACGCAGTGTATCATGAGACAGGCATATTAAAAAAAATCAGACAATCCCTCTAAACGAATAGTGTCCTTTTGTCCACAGCTATTACATGTGTATTCAACTTCATGTGTAAGTTTCGGCATAGTATAGAAAAACTCACGAATCTTACTCATTTGTTTTGCATCAAGTTTTTCTATGAACTCAATGAGTTCCTCTTTTGTTGTTGTTGTTTCATCGTATATTTTGTTTTCATCGAACAGGCATTCAACACATTCTACAATAATTGGTATTGATGCCTCATCGTTAAAACTATCAATTTTGTTTACCAGATCAATGGTTGGATATTTCATTTTTACACCAACCGTATCTGTCAACATAATCTTTGTCGAATGATTGTCTCTGTGTTTTACTTTGATATCATCAACATCGATGTATACTGGAGTAACAGCACTACACTCCACACCATCTCTATTTTTTCCTGTCTTGTGCTTATATCTTAGTTCGATTTGCTCGCCTAGTGATTTTGCACGAACATTGAGAAACAAATATTCTAAATCAAAAGTCGGAAGTTTTTTAACATCAATTTGACCCTCAGTGCAGTTGTTCAAAACTTGTTGCACAGCAAGTGTCACACTTTCAATGTCTGTTGCCTCTTTTGCCACCAGAAGAATCTTTTCTTCTTTTACTAAGAACGGACGGTATGTTATCTGCTCTCCATTTGATGGCAAATTCAATTTAAATAAAGGCACTGATATATTAGGTAAACTCATTTATTTCTCCAAATCACTGAGTATCAGTTGCTACCAGCATCCACTACTACTCTTCTTGCTAAAAATTCATCGTTAAATTGGTCAATATCAAAACTGCCAATTCCAAAATCGGTTTTATCGACGTTGTTTCTATCATCTACATTACGAATTTCTTCATCAACTTCAGGTTCTTTGATGGTCTCAAAGAAATAGTGATAGTCAAAAGTTACAGATACCCTAGACAAACCATCATCTCCCCAACTTGCAGCAACTTCAGTTATAGTAGATGGGAATGCGTCAATAAATCGACTCTCTTGTTTTACTTCACCACTTTCACCAAACTTTCTAACTACAAAGTCGGCAACATAATTGTCATAATATCCAATATCAAATCCACCCAGCTTTTGACCACCTCGCCTCACACGCCCCAGAGCAGTGTCTTGCCACGACATGAAGAAGTCCCTCTCCACCATACTTTCACTAAGAATAAAGGATAAGGTAACTGCTTGTGCATTGTAACCGTAGTATTGTTTTCTAATTGGACCGTAGTGTTTCACATCAGATGAGAATGCTGATCGTCCAGGAAAAGACGCAGAGTCACATCTGAACTTTAAACTCTCTAAAGTTTCTCGTCTACTCGAAAGACTATTTGGTGCGTTAAACCGAACCTCAAAAAGAGATGGTCTTGCCACCCCCCTTCTTGATAAGTGTGATGAAAAATCTGTTACACTAAATGCCATTAGATTTGTCTCTGACTGTCGTTGAATACTTGTCTCTTGTTTGCCTTCTCAAATCTCTCAACAGGTAAGAACAATGCGATGTCCCACTCGTTTGAAAATACTTCAAGAAACCTACCTTGCACTTTATTTACTAGATAATGCTTAACGCACGGTTTGAAAAACCTAAACTTTGTTGCTCCCTTCAGAATATTATATGATATTCTTAGTCGTGTAGTTTCATCATAATTCTGATTTGTAATCGTATCGTACAAAGCATCCATCAATCTTGCTCTGAGTGTTGGTGCAAGATAATGTAAATTGATTCCATAGAACCCACCCTCTGCGGGACCTATCATGAATATCAATGGAAACCTATCATAATACGGAAGTTCTCTTTTTAATTTTGGATCATAGTTGAAAAAATACATCCTACCTATCGTTGGGCGACTTGTTAGTTTAGACCTGTCGTCTGGTCGCATTACCCTACTTGGAGTCGTATTAACTCTCTTTCCTTCTTTTCTGAAAAACTGCCTTGCTCTTTGCGTCCCAACTTTTACATCTTTTTGGGTTGCTTTTGACAATATGTCTGTGAAGATATATGCTGGCACTAACTAATTCCCAATTCGTTTTCTGTAAGAATTTTAAATTCCCATTTTCGATCAGCACAATATTCTTGTGCGGCTTTCCACTTAGAAGTATTTATGCCCCAATCTTTAACTTCTTGTATATAACGTTTTGTTGTTCTTTTTCTTGGGGCGGGTGGTTTTGTCTGTTTGTGTGGTTTTACTTCAATCATCACTGTCTTTACACGATTCTGTTCATCTAGCATCTGAATTACAAAGTCTGGGTAGTATCGATGCCATCTTTTGTCGATGGGAGATATATAGGGGATTGCGAGTTCTTCACTAGACCATTTCAAGACATTTTCGTTTTGGTCAAAATAGTTCATACACCGCAGTTCCCAAGACGAACGATAGATGACTTTGTTGATGTCACCCACATACTTTTTTGGATTCTTTACAGTGTATCGTCCTTTATAAGTCATCTAAATAGTTCACGGAGGATTGTATGGCAACAGGAACACTTGAAGATTTCGATGCAGATATTGGTGGTAGTGCAAGTGGTCCACTTGCGAAACTTTATGCACGATCATCAAAAGAAAAACTTATATATCCATCTGACATCGCAAACCTTGGACATCTTTGTGTATTTAGGATACGAGAAAGGACGTTTGATTTAGAGACTTTTACTACGACTTCTGCACAATCTACCATATTCAGTCGAGACATCATACTTCCGATGCCACCAGATTTGTCTACACAATATGGTGTATCTTATAATTCTGGAACAACGAGTGGATTGATTGGTGCAGTATTCCAAAAGGGTACAGAACTCGCTGATTTAAATTTTTCTGCGTTAGGTGATCTCGCAGTGCGAGCAATTGCTGAAAATAACACTGCTGCGGCAGAACTAACTAAATCAGTAGCAGGGCAAGCTGCTAATCCATATCAGGCAGTTTTTTTCCAAAATCCAAATTTAAGAACGTTCAGTTTTAACTATAAACTATTTGCTAAAAATGAACAAGAGAGTGATAATATCAGAGCAATCATACGGGCATTCAAATCTGCCATGCTTCCGACATTTGCTCAAGGCAGAACTTTGTTCAATTATCCGAAAGTTTTTGAGATTGAATTTAGACATGATGAATATCTTTTTGAGATTGGAACTTCAGTTTTAACTTCATTTGATGTAAAATATCACGCACAGGGAACACCTTCATATTTCGAGGGAACTAAAGCACCAACTGATGTCGATATTTCGTTAAGTTTCCAAGAACTGAATATTTTGACAGCAGATCAAGTGGACGGAATAGGGGAGGGTAATAACAAATAATGTCTTATTACTTTTCATATTTACCAAATGTACAATATAAAATTGACGGATCAGGCGCAAATCGAAAAGAAAGAGTGACTGATATCACCCGTAGATTTAAAATTACACAACTCTTGAATAGTAGAGAAGCAATATACTTTGATTATTCAGTTCAAGATGGAGATCGTCCAGATATAGTCGCAACAAAATTATATGACGACTATCGATTAGATTGGTTAGTATTATTACCTAACGAGATACACGATAGGTATTTTGAATGGGTGATGTCTCAACGTGAATTTGAAGCATTTATAAGAAAGAAATATGGTAGTTTATCAGTGGCACAATCGCAAGTCCACCACTACGAAAGAATCCTTTCAAAAAGTAAAGTATTGAATAATGGCACTGTTATACCTGAAAGGAAAGTTATTGTTGATGAAACCACTTACAATTCTCTTGGTATAAACGATAGAAGATTAGTGACCGCATTCGATGAAGAGGACAATCGAAATGAATCACACAGAAATATTAAATTGATTGATCCCGCACTTGTCACCGATGTAGTTAGACAAGCAAGGAGAACATATAATTGACTTCAAGATCAAATATACCCGGTGATATTAATATTGAAAGATTTGAACTCACAAATTATTCAAAATCACCAAAAAGCACATTAGACATAACTGAAATCGCATACGAGTTCTCATACTATGAAGATATTCGTTCACCATCTATTTATGCTGATGTAACTTTAGTTGATGGGTCAGGTTTAATGAATAGTTATCCAATTGTTGGTGATGAGGACTTGATTTTAAGTTTTAGTGGAGCATTCAATTTTGATTCAAATGAAGTGATTGATATCAATCTTAGATCATATAAGATCGGTGAAAAGAAAAAAGTTTCAGATAGAGCAACTCAATATCCAATATTTTTTACCACAAACCAAGAAATACAAAACAAAAAAACCGAAGTGGTGTCTGGATTCAGTGGTAGAATATCTGACATTATCCCTCGTTTTTCAAAATTAAATTTTGTTAATATTGAACCAACTGATGGATTATTCAAATATGCGGGTATGGGGTATAATGTATTTGATACCATCCGATTACTCGCAAAAGAAGCAAAAAGTTCAAGATTCAACTCAAGCAACTATTTGTTTTATCAGTTGCATAATGGATACTATTTTGTAACCTTAGAAAGTTTGTTTTTACAAGACACCTCTAAAAAATACTATTATACTCCTGCAAACGTTAATAGGGGATCGGGAGATATTACACCAGATCAAGTAATCGATATACTTGAACACGTTAAGTCTAATGATCTAATTAAAGGAATA